ACAAGGGGAAAACCCCTTGCCCAGACAGATACTACTCCCTATATAAAGTAGTTAAACCCATCTTCCTAGCTTCACGGCTCTAGGACGCCGGTAACAGAGGTCCGGAACTATCACAGTTCCGAAGACTCCGTAGAGGACTGTTTCCATCTCTCAGTCTCCTGTACGCGACGTCAGAAGTTCTCACCTCGCGCACGAAGAGAAAGAGGAAGGATGACCCGCTGATCCTGAAAAGGATCAAGTACCGGGAGGCTAACATCACGGGTGCTCCGGATCTTGGTGACGACACGAGACATCGTCCCCTCGAACCGAGAAGCATCCCACATGTTAGACATCCCAACACCCCTGTCGAGGACAGGCCGTGCAAGAGCATAACGTAAGAGATGAGAATGGTATCTCTCTAACATATGCTGCCACATGGCGCTATCCTGAAGGTCCATATCGGTAAAACCGACTGGCTCACTCAGGATCTGTAGATGCACAATGACATCTACAAACCTGCGCATATTTGCCTCCCAGGTAGTACGCTCGGTATAATAAAGAGCGTGATCTATACTGGTAAGCAAACTCTGCAAAGTGAGGACGGAATGCGAGCTACGCAACCTCAAACGAGGTGACAGCCCATCCGCCGTCGGTATAAAACCGAATGGCCCTTTCACCATCCAAAGAATAGATTCAAACTGTCTACGTCGCACAGTTGGAATCCGTTCTCAGTATGATGAAAGGCTACCTTCAGAAAGAGCAAAGCCCTTATTGACAAGGTCAAGGAGAATCGAGGGAATACCCCGAATCGTCTTAACCGCAACCAATAAGTTCTTTGCTCCTACTGGAGAGACCTCCCCATCTAGAGTCACCAATCTCTTAGCAAACTCGAAAGAATGCTGAGAGACCAATGACTTAGATAAGTTGATCTCAACTCCAAGTATGACGGTCATGAGATAGTGATAAGCTTGCGCGACCGCTGCATCAGCGATCACGATGTCATCACCCAATAGCGCGTAATCGACGAAGTCCGGGCGACCAACCCGGGCTCCAGCGATACGAACTATCACGTGATGCGTCAACGCAAGCATACCTCATGAACTCAGAGCACCCATCGGCTGACCAACTGAATATCTATAAGGCTCCCCCGTAGAACAGGGAAGATCCTTAAGAATTCAGTCCCTATCACAAAGCAGCGTACGTCAGTACTCTGCGATAGGGATCCCCACAAGAGCAGATAAAATCTGCTGCTGAAGGGCGACAGGCAACCGATCGGTGGCTGAACTCAGATCGTAGGAGTAGAATGTAGGCGATACCAGATCACCATCCCTAACCCGTCTCAACAACCGGGACACGGGCGCATCCTGATTAAACGTACCATCCATAGGAAGGCGACGTAACAATCGGAATATCGCATCGTGTAACGGAGCTAAGACAGATTGGGTAATAGTGTCGGCAATCGCAAACACTCTAATCTTTCCGGCAGGCTCATCCTTAAGGCTCAACCGACCAAGACATCAATTGGAAGGAGCGGGTGTCAAACCGCTCATCCAATCCAAGTCTCGGTTCAGCAGCGTTAGGAATTCAGAAGACTCCCCCTCACAGGCCACGATATACTGTCGTAGGACTGGGAGGAGAGGACTATCGCGCCAGACGGCGATATCCTTCCAAATTCCAAACATAGCCTTAGGAGAGTTCGGGCCGGCGGTGGATAGGATCTTAAGACTTATCAAATCAAGCGATATACGGGAAGTGATTCCCATCGCAGATAAGGCCTTACGAACCTCATACAACGGTAGAGTCATCTCCTCCCCAGTAAAGGGGGCGGTGATGGTCTCCAAACGGAGTATGCCGGGTATCTTAATGACCCGGTAAACCGACAAAACAGATAGGCATGCCCGCGTGGTAACCAGGTCCTTTTGTCTAATAAGAAGACGAAGGTATCCAGGTATAATACGCGGTAGCCCTCCAGTCAGGCTTACTATAACTGCTTTATCACAAAGCAGAATAGGATGACCTGATACAAAGGCCTGTACTATCCTCGTGCACTCCTTCGTATAATGGACTAGAAAAGTAGGTCCATTATGACGTCAGATATGCATGAGCCTAGCACAGAGCTTCATATACGGAGACTTCGGAAGCTGCATGCTCCAGCACAGAAGACGCATTCAGTGAGGAAAACTATCGTACGATAGATCCCCAACTGAAGTCAACTTCTGGGCTTGGTACTTGCTACGCTTCTGAAGATCCATAATGTCTTGCATGTCAATGAGAATAAATATGCACTAGGCAGCTCCTAATCACGGTCCGGGGAGGGAAGCAAGCTTCCCCCTCTGATCCGGAACGGCTCGTATCCAGACAGCAAGTCTGTGGTCGAGTCAAACCAGTCCCAAGAATGGGACGTGAGTAAGATGCCGCTAGTAGCATACATTCTCCATTGCTGCAAAACGAAATGGGATAAACGAAAAGGCTCCGCCTATCCCAAACATTCCCCGGAAGATAGGGAATGCTAAGGAAAGGTTGAGACTTCCCCCAGGGAGGGGGATCTCATGGAGGGGAGAAAGGTGCCAAAGCTCTCATACTAGAGCAGGCTACCAGAACCCCGACAACCTCGAACGGAGAGTATGTCCGTGAGGCGCTAACGCGTCGGGAAAGCATAACCTGCTTTCCCCCCCG